AAACTATTAGAAGAACTATGTGATCCTGGTAAAACACCTAGGGTACCAAGTATAGTTCGGGATAGAGCGAGAGGGGCATTGCGTCATTATCCAAATGATTATGAATTAGATTCAATGGCAGAAAAATGTCCAGACTTATTAGATAAACAAACATTCGGAGATAAAATTGGTAAAACCATTTGACATATCAAAATTTCGAAAAGAAATTACAAAATCAATAGAAGGACTCAGTATAGGATATAATGATCCAACAGACTGGGTAAGTACAGGAAATTATGCACTCAATTATCTTATCAGTGGTGATTTTAACAAAGGTGTACCTCTTGGTAAGGTCACTGTGTTTGCTGGCGAAAGCGGTTCAGGAAAAAGTTACATTTGTTCAGGAAACTTGGTTAGACACGCACAGCAACAAGGAATCTTTGTTATCTTGGTTGATACAGAAAATGCACTAGACGAAGATTGGCTCAAAGCATTAGGTGTAGATACTGATGAAAGCAAATTATTAAAACTTAATATGGCTATGATTGACGATGTAGCCAAGACAATCAGTAAATTTGTAACTGATTATAAAACACTTCCACAAGAAGACAGACCTAAAGTATTATTTGTATTAGATAGTTTAGGTATGTTATTAACACCAACTGATGTTAATCAGTTTGAAGCAGGTGATATAAAAGGTGACATGGGTCGTAAGCCCAAAGCACTTACTGCACTTGTTCGTAACTGTGTTAACATGTTTGGTAGTTTAAATGTCGGCTTGGTTGCTACTAATCACACATACGCAAGCCAAGATATGTTTGATCCAGACGACAAAATTAGTGGTGGACAAGGCTTTGTATATGCAAGTTCTATCGTAGTTGCTATGAAGAAACTTAAACTTAAAGAAGACGAAGACGGTAATAAGACTTCAGAAGTAAACGGTATTCGTGCCGCTTGTAAGATTATGAAAACTCGTTATGCAAAACCATTTGAATCAATGCAAATTAAAATTCCATATGAAACAGGTATGAATCCTTATTCAGGTCTACTTGATATGTATGAGAAAGCAGGTATACTAACGAAAGAAGGTAACCGTCTTAGTTATACAACAGACGATGGCGAAATTATTAAACTATTCCGTAAAGCATGGGAAAGTAATGAAGATGGATGTTTAGATAAGGTTATGAGTGAGTATACATCAAAATCAAAATCAACGATAAGTACAACTTCAGAAGGAGAAATTACATAATGAGTTTAAATACTATCGCCGAAGTTTGGGATCTGTTGCGTGAACATATTGATATCAATGACCGTTCTGATGCCGCAGACGCATTAATCGTTTACTTAATTGACAATGATTATAGTGTGGATGATATTCAGGATGAATTTAGTGATAAAGATATTACTAGAGCATTAAAAGGTTATGCAGAACAACATTTCCAAGAAGAAGAATACGAAGAATACGAAGACGAGGATGATGAAGATAAAGATTGGTAAACTATGAATTGGCTAACACAAGTTAGTAATGATTTAAGTAAATTACCAGATTTTGTAAGTCATTATGACATAGAACTCAATCAGGCAAAAAATGATGTGAAAATATATGGCAATGTTGAAAAGAATATTGCCTCATTACCTGGTATTACTGAACATCGTTTTAATCAACTACAAGAAATTGAAGCGGTACTGAATCATCTTAATATTCAATTACGCAAGATCCGTAGAAAGCACTTTCAAAATTACCTTGAAAAATACAACCGTGCATTGACTAGTCGTGATGCCGAAAAGTATGTAGATGGTGAACAAGAAGTCATTGATTATGAAACATTAATCAATGAAGTAGCATTACTACGCAACAAATGGTTGGGTATACTTAAAGGTCTAGAGGCTAAGCAATGGCAAATGGGTCATATTGTTCGGCTAAGAACAGCAGGCATGGAAGATATATCACTATAAGGTAAACCTCACGTTGACATATACATGAGGTTGTTTTATAATACTATGACATATAAATTTAAGGGCAGAGGTGTCCTACAAATTACAGGAAAAAATAATATGGCAACACATATAAGTCCGATACCAGCTCTAAGCATATCATCAATTGCGGGAGGAAATGGTAGTTCTGGTTTAAATCTATCAGCACAATCTCAATTTAATGCTATTAATACTATAAACATAGCCAATGTGCACCAAGGATTACATTCTTCACTTTTTTCAAATGATTTTTCTGAGAACCATTATAAAAAATACGAGATTTACGAATTTACAGAAGATGTTTTAGCAATCAGTTGTGCATGGAAACGCCAGCGTGATAGTGACCCAACACAACATAAGTACGAGAGATTAACCAATAGGATGTTAGCAGATAGTGTTAACAATGATGATAGAGAATTGGCAAGAAATATTCGTGACTATTACAGTAAAAAACTAATGGTTGTTAAGTTGCGAGGAGATAAACTAACACCATTTCGTAATGATTTAAATGATTATGTTCACGGAGACCCTAGCAAAGTAAGACAAGAGTTATTTCCTTTACTTTTCAGGTTACCTGAATTCTATGAATATGATGGTAAAATTGATAGTATTAAGCATAAGTTAGAAAATAGAATCAGAGGTGAAAAGTTACAAAAGTTTCATGGTAAAAAAGATACATTTGAAATTGTACCCATCCTTAGCGTTAAGAAAAACAATAGAAGAATGAAGGTTGTTGAGTATTGGTTCAAAGAAAAAATGCATGATGTACCAGTGATGATTAACCTAGATCCAAAGAATCCATTGTTGCATATATGGGACGATATTTTTAACTGTGAACAACCAATGCAAGTTACAGGAAAGTCATTCATTAAGAAACTAGACGATTTTGAATACTTAAGTATTAATGATTACAAATTCATAAAAGGTTGACAATAAATCATTTTGGGTCTATAATAAGTGTTTTAATCGTTGAGAAGGACTTGCATGATTACTGCATTTAAGATTAATCGTTGTGCTAACTTAGACACAATCACACTAGAAAAAGCATTAAACTTTATGTATCCCAATGACAGAGTAAAGGACTCAAAATTTTTGGGTATTACTAATGGTGGCAAATTCTGTTACAATATTGTTTACTTTGATGAAAATAGTGGCGAGGACGCAAATACAAAATTGTTTGTAGACTTAGACTTCAATGACGAACTGTATGCTGAGTACTAAAGTATTACTTTTTAAGTAATACCCAAAACTTGACAATAAATCGTTTTGGGACTATAATATAGTCTTATTCAGTTGATTAAAGGAGTTCGTATGACAGAGTTTGAAACAAAATGTTATGGTATTAGCGAATCTGATATCCGTGAGCAGTACATGAAAAGTATTACCGCTAAGTTGTCAGGTTTAGAAATGGTCGCAATGTCCGTTCTCTCTGATGCACAGGAACTGATGACTTTTGGTAACGCACAAGCAACCGACCAAGCCCGCAAAAACATCAACATTGCCAAGTTCATCCTTGCTGAAATGATGGATGCTAAACAGGCTTGACAATAAACCCAAAATACAGTATAATATATTCTTTACACACGAAAGGTTCAAATGACTAGTACAGTTCGCATTGTTTCAGGTGAGTATCGCAACAAACCAGTAACTAATCAAGTTTTTACACTTGTCAAAGGTTATCAACTTGGTGCTAAAGGTGGTTTTGTTACTGTAAAAAATGATGGTCAGTTTCCGGGTCGTAGTTCTGATATTCGTATTCAAGTTGATAATCAACAATGTTTAGAGTTTATCTCAGGTGATACACCTGTCGTGTCTGATGTTGTTGAAACTGAAACTGAAGTACAAGCAATGGATCGCATTGCTAGTCGCTTTAGCGTATTAGATGAAATGAGTAAGGCATGTATTGCAGGTGACATTCGTGCTATGATTGTATCAGGCCCTCCAGGTGTCGGCAAGTCACACGGTGTGACAATGCAAATGGAAAAAGCAAGCATGTTTGATAAAATTTCAGGCAAGCGTCCTCGCTTTGAAATTGTAAAAGGTGCTATGTCAGGTATCGGCTTGTTTGCTACACTTTACAAATATAGTGATAGCAAAAATGTATTGGTCTTTGATGATTGTGATGTGTGGGAAGACCAAGATGCGTTGAATGTATTGAAAGGTGCATTGGATTCAGGTAAAACTCGTAGAATCAGTTGGAATAAAGATAGTCGCATTTTGCGTGAAGAAGGTGTGCCCAACACTTTCAATTTCAATGGTTCAGTAATTTTCATTACAAACTTGAATTTTAGTGATCGCCGTAGCAACAAAATCAAAGCACACTTGGATGCTCTCCAATCTCGTTGTCACTATCTTGACCTAACAATCAACTCCGAGCGTGACAAAATGTTGCGTATCAAACAAGTTCACCGTGATGCTGATGGTGGTTTGTTTAGTGACTATGATTTTACTGATGAACAGGCTGATGAAATTATCAGTTACATGTGGGACAATCACAACAAATTGCGTGAAGTGTCATTGCGTATGGCATTGAAAATTGCTGATTTGGTTAAGATTAGTTCAGGTAATTGGCGTAATCTTGCTAAAGCAACATGTATGAAAGAGTGATAACATTATCGCTTAAAAGGGGAACTAGGTTCCCCTTTTTTTGCCTACTAACTTGAAATGTATACAATATTATATGTATAATACTCGGATGAATATTGCTAAACCTGTTACCAAAGAACAACTAATACACTATCTAATTACAAATATTAGTTTAGGTACCTATGATAAAAAGTTTATAACCAATATTTACGAAAACAATAAACCACTAACAACTAACCAAAATGAGTTGTTAGATAAGATAACATTAAGGTATACCAAACAGTTATCTAAGAAGAATTTAAGGGCACTTGACCTTATTAATTTACCATGGACTAAACCACTTATCATTAGTAGTCCTGAATTCACAGAGGCACATATCTATATTAAAGAGGATATGTTATATATCAGAACTCCTTATAAAAAGGATTATATAGTAAAACTTAAAGAAAGCAATTATCCTATTACATGGGATAGGAATAAAAGAGTATGGTATACTGAATACTGTATTGACATACTCAAGTTTATTATAAACACAACAGAAGAACATTTTAGCGAAATAAATTATTGTAATGAAATAAAAGAAACAATAGACTACCTGTGTGAATTTGAAACTTGTAAATATTGGGATCCTACATTAGTCTATATAAATAATAGACATTATATAGTAGGGTGCAATGAATATGTTTATAATGTAGTGGAAAGATTTTTAGAAAAACTGACTCCATACAATCTAACTAAATTGATAAGATACGGGATCAAAATTGATGATAGTATAATTCAAGTTTTAGATTGTGATAATGCTAGTTATATAAATTTTTCTATACAAATTCACCCTGCACTAGAGGCTGACGATATTCATAATCTATGTAATCATTTACGGTATATAAATTGCAATATACTGTTATTACAGAATACATCTTATTTCTCGCAATTTCAAAAGGTTGAAGTAGAAAGATATTTTGAAGACAACGGAATAGAACTTATCTATCTTAATAGAGGTCAACATCATCCTATTTTAGAAGATAAAACTTTATTGGATGATAAATGTATTGTGTTATTGACTAATCAAATATATAGTCATTCATTGTTTGATTCATATTTGAACATAGATAAAGTATGTCATGTGTTAAGTAGTAAGCCTATACCTAAAACAGTAACTAAACCTCAATATCAAATAAACATATGAAAACTTGTAAAATTATTGTAAAGGATGAAGTCAATGTAAAAATAGAGGGTTTAGAATTAACTGAACGCAAAGCATTGATGAAAAAATTTGAGTATGAGAAGCCCGGAGCTAGGTATCTACCAAGTGTCCGGCTTGGTCGTTGGAACGGCAAAATTAGTTATTTCAGTTTAGGTGGCAGTACTTATGTGAATCTACTACCCGAAATACTTCCATTATTAGACAATGCAGGATATGATATTGAGTTAGATGATTTAAGAACATATCGCACAGTTTTCAATTTTAACAAAATTGAAGAAGATACTTTTAGTATGTATAACTGGCCCGAAGGTCATCCTAAAGCAGGTGAACCAGTTGTGTTTCGTGACTATCAATTAACAGTAGTTAATGAGTTTTTAAGTAATCCACAATCAATACAGGAAGTTGCTACTGGTGCAGGTAAAACATTGATGACTGCCGCACTTAGTTATAGTGTACAAAATTATGGCCGTAGTATTGTTATTGTACCTAACAAAAGTTTAGTTGTACAAACAGAGGCTGACTATATCAATCTAGGATTAGATGTTGGTGTATACTTTGGTGATAGAAAAGAGTTTGGTAAAACACATACAATATGTACATGGCAAAGTCTAGGTAATATGCTTAAGAAAACAAAAGCACAGGAAGCAGAAGTAACTATAGGTGAGTTTATTGAAGATGTGGTATGTATTATAGTTGACGAAGTGCATATGGCAAAGGCTGATGTATTGAAAGAATTACTAACAGGTGTTATGAGTCATATTCCAATTCGTTGGGGACTTACGGGAACTATTCCTAAGGCAATATATGAAGCACAAGCATTGTATATTTCACTTGGTAATGTCACTAATAAACTATCAGCAAGCGAATTACAGGATAAGGGTGTATTAGCACAATGTCATGTTAACATCATACAGTTAAAAGATGATGTAGAATTTACAAACTATCAAAGTGAACTAAAACATTTATTAGAAGATAAACATAGATTAGATACGATAGCACAGAAAATTTTAGAAATCAAAGATACAGGAAACACATTGATTCTCGTTGATAGAGTTAATGCAGGTAAAGAACTAGTCAGTCGTATTCCAGATAGTGTTTTTATATCAGGAGAAACAAAATTAACAGAAAGAAAGGAAGAGTATGATGAAATTGCTACAAGTACTGGGAAAGTTATTGTGGCGACTTATGGTGTGGCCGCTGTGGGTATTAATATTCCTAGGATTTTCAATCTGGTTCTTGTGGAACCCGGAAAGAGCTTTGTCCGAGTTATCCAGTCAATTGGACGCGGCATTAGAAAAGCGGAGGATAAAGACTTTGTACAAATCTGGGACATAACCAGTAGTTGCAAATTTGCTAAAAGGCACCTAACGCAAAGAAAGGCTTTCTATAAAGAGGCTAATTACCCTTTTGATATGGAAAAGTTGACATATAAGTAAGAAAGTATTATAATAACAACATGCGTATATTGAATTTAGAAAATAATGAGTTTTACAATTTAGAAACATTGCCGGAGGAAATAGATGATTTACGGTTCGCAATACTTGATAATAGTAATCCTGCTAACGTTGACTACCATTATATACCGTTAATCTTTTTAGAAAGTTTTAACAGTCCTGCATTAGTATTAAAGATTGGTGACAAGATATTAAAGATGCCTATTGATTGGCAAGTGTTAATCGGAGAACCAGAGATTGGTGATTTAGAAACACTTCCATTAACTAGTATCAATGACAGAGGATTCAAGGTATTTGAATTCAACCCATTGAGTAGTTTTAGACCCAGCTTCCTTGATATTGAGATTGTAAACATATACCATGATGTAACTTGGTATGCCCCAAGATTGAAGAATGGTCAGTTTTTGTGCATTCCAATAGATGATGGTCCTAAACCTAGATGTATATATTTTGTAAAAGAGATTAGTAGAAATTGTGAGATTGTAGATTATCAACAGGCATTCTAATGGCAACTAAAGTATCGACAGACGAAAAATTTCAAAAGCAAGATTTAGACTTGTTTGAAACATTGTTGGCTATAGATAAAAAAGACTATGGATATTATGATAGATTAAGCGAAGAACAAAAGAAAAAGTTTGTACCCTACATGATGACACACTGGGCTAGTACTGTAAAAAGTTCAGGTGATATTCAAGGTTTCTATGTAATGTCAACTGATGGTGCAGTCAACAAACATTTGTTTAATGAATATGTACAGCGTCATCCTAAATTACAATACTTGATGTTTTGTGCAGGTAGTTTAGGTGCAGGTAAACAATATCATCAATGGATTCCTCACATCAAAGTTGGTGTTACTAGTTTGCGTGATCCTGCAAAAATAAGTGATATTATTGATTATTTCACTAAGATATATCCCAAGTATAGTTCAGAAGATATTATGGCAATGAGTGAGGCATATGTACTTGAACATAAAAAGATGCATTTTTTGGCAAAAGTGTATCCTAATCTTAAATATACAGACATTAAAACACTAGCAAGTTTAATTACTACAGAAGATATTGAGCAATATGAAAAAGACTCAGGCAATTGAACAGGATATAAAATATAGTTGTGAGTTTTGTAAAAGAGAATTTGTGCGTGAACGCACATTGTTTAGTCACTTATGTGAGTATAAGCAACGATGGTTAGACCGTGATTATGCAGGTAACCGTTTAGGATTTCAAAGTTGGTTGCAATTTTATACTAAACATAGTAATAGTAAAACTAAAAATAAAACTTATGAAGAATTTATAAAGAATCCTTACTATATATTATTTGTAAAATTTGGTAATTATTGTGTTGATGTAAATGTATTGAATCCTAGTAGATATATTGATTGGTTACTTAAGGATAATATTAAAATAGATAATTGGACTAGCGACCAAGTATATACCAAATATCTTTGTGAATATCTTAGAGTTGAAGATCCGTTTGATGCGTTAGAACGGAGTGTAAATCATTGTGGGTTATTAGGTACCAGTGAAAATATACAACCAAATGATGTACTAAGATA